ATCACGCAAAGGGTTGTGGCTATACCAAGTAATCGAGCCAAACATATGGGCTAGGCTTATATTGCGCGTAAATGGCGCTAATATGGGCAAAATGTACAGCAACAAACGCGGCAATGTAATGGGCAACCATACGATAACCCTACCGGATGGACACACTTGGGAGTCTTTCGCAAAAAACCTGCTTGAAAGTACGCCAACAAAAACAGCAGAGCACTACAAAAACAAAATATCAGTTTACATAAAATGGTGGATGTCACGTGGCTACCCAGAAGGAATACCAGACGAGTCAGACTTAAAAATAGAGAATGCTGGGAAAGCACCAAGCTGGCGGCGTGTTTGTAAAACATTGCTCAGGAATGATTACTGGTGTAAATACTTAGGTTTTTCTCCGACCAAGACTAGCGCCTATTCAAAATACACTGATCTTATGGCAAGGCGTAGAAAAGCATGGAATATTTTTAATGATCTGCCAGTAACGACCTTGTAATTTCATAAAGCAAGGTCTATGATTACGTGTCGGAGTTGATAGTTCCGACATCCAATGAAAGGTATCAATTGAAAATATCAGTGTATTGCAGGGTTGGCAGAGTACAGATCGCCCGACGCCTTTCTACGGCTTTTGTATGCTGGAGTTTATCGCCCAGCGCCAACCCTGGAGTGCATTGGTAATGTCACGAATAAGAACAATAAAGCCTGACTTTTGGTCAGACGAAAAGCTCACTGAGTGCTCACTGAGTGCTCGATTATTATTTATTGGAACATGGAATTTTGCCGATGATGCTGGAAATCTAGATCGCTCGGCAAAACAGATAAAAGCGCGAGTTTTTCCAATAGATGACATTGATTGCGAACCGCTTTTGCGTGAGCTTATTACTCAAGGAGTGCTCAGTGAGTATTCAGTGAATGATAAAACATACTTACATATCAAAGGCTTTTTAAAGCATCAATTAATAAATCGCCCTTCAAAACCTTCCTGCCCTGCATTTGATGAATCACTGATAGTTCAAGGAGTACTCACTGAATACTCACTGAGTACTCATGACGGAAGGAAGGAAGGGAAGGAAGGTAATAGAATAGAGTTGGCAGAAACCCCTATTTCAAAACCCAAGTCTACAAAAGCAAAAAATACCCCTATACCTCCTGACTTTGGAATTTCAGAATCTGTGCATAAATGGGCCACCAAGGACGGACACACTCGCCTTGCTGAACGCCTTGCTCATTTTGTCGGTTACGCAAAATCCAGCGGCAAGACTTACGCCGATTGGGATCAGGCTTTCATGAACTCAATTCGTGACGATTGGGCGAAACTAGGAAAAATCATCGTAGCGCCTGAAATGACGCAAGCAGAACAAACCCGGGCCTTCATGATGAAAATGAGTGGGCTTACGACATGAAACTACGCGGCTACGATCTTCTGCTAGACATTCGCCTTGCCGGTGCAAAGCCTACATTCATTTGCCTGTACCTGTACCCCGTGAAGCGCCTCCCATTAACCCATGAATTCATCGACGTGGATTTTTCCACACTCAACGAAACATCTGAACTAACTGAATACGATTTAGACGCTATGCGCGGCCTCCGTGTGTGTTTGGTAGGGAAGCGTAAAGACGGGCGCTTACGGAACGCTTGCAAAGCACTTATGCCGCTTGTGGAAAGCCTGTTTGTAACCAGTGGTGACCATAACGGCGTGGATATTTGGCAAGGGGGGAAATGGGCATGAGCAACCTGGCCAACTTCCCTAACTTAATCCCTGATTCTATCGACTTGTCAAAGTACATGGAGCCGAGCGCAAAGCACAATATCAGGACGGTGGATCATTACAAAAACGGGGTGATTGAACATTTCATTGGCGAAAATGTGAAGTATGGGCGTGACCTTCCTTTCAAGTCTTTACATGGAAAATTTCAGCTTCGTGAAAATGAGATGACGGTCTGGGTTGGCTACAAGGGCCACGGCAAGAGCGCGGTTATCAGCCAGGTGTTTGTGCATGTCATGGAATACAACGAGCCATGCTTCGTGATCAGCCCAGAATTTACGCCAGTTCAATTACTTCTGAGGATGATATTTCAGCGCATAAAAAGACGCGACCCAATAGCACAGGAATTGCAGGATTGGTTCGATTGGGCTGTTAAACGTCTTTGGTTATACGACCAACAGGCCAGCATTAAACCGGATGATGTAGCGCCATTGTGCAGGTATGTGTGCGAAGAGTATGGCGTTAAACACATCCTGATTGATTCGCTGATGAAATGCGGAATTGCACCTGACGATTACTCTCGTCAAAAACTATTTGTCGATCAAGTGCAAAACGTAGCCCATAACTACCCTGTTCATATTCACCTTGTTGCTCATGCCAAGAAAGCAAAAGACGACAGCGCAATACCTGGAATACACGACATCAAGGGCGGATCAGAGATTGGTGATTTGGTTGAGAACGTGGTGGCAGTATGGCGAAACAAACCCAAGGAAATAGCCCAGAGCATGAACGACATGGCTAAAATCGGAGAGCCTGATGCAATTATCAAGATTGAAGCACAGCGTAATGCGGATGGATGGATTGGTTCTTTGCCGCTTTTCTTCGATAAACGATCAATGCTTTTTTATGAGCAAGACGAGCAAAGGCCAGAAAGTGAATACGTTAAATTTTAATCATTAAAAGTGTTGACAAACTCCCACAATTAACCCCATACTCTAACCATGAAAACACTAAACAAAAAAGTTCATCTTTTAATGCCGCCTGACATGGTTGACCGGCTCAAACTTGCCAAGCAAAAGACCGGCATACCTGTTGGCGAATTTGTCCGGCGCATTGTGGAATCCGCCCTCAAGGAGTTGAAGCTATGAGCGCGATAGACACAAGGCAATTCCGTGACGCATTCATGTCCGTGGCAGCTTATTACAACCTGGCCGAACTAGGCGAACTCGAAGCCGCAAAGCGGGCCGTACGTGACGACCCAGAAGCCGCAGCCGAGAGCTACGCAATTATGGCGAAAGAGGCCGCAGCATGAGCCAGCGCGTACGCCACGCCCTAATAGACGACTCCTGCTACGTAGCGCAACAGGAGATATCAATCCTAGCCAAGCTACTCACCGAGCGGTCAAACAGGGAGTTTGCGCAACGGGCAAGGAGAGTACGAGAGCGGATAGAAATGGTTGCGATGGAGTTTGAGGGTGATGGGATGGGGGTAGCATGACCCCATACCTAATCGCCTATTTTCTTCTAGTGGCTGCGTTGATCGTGTTTATGCGGGGGAGCAAGTGAGCAAATTCATCGAACGTAAATTCATCCTATGCAATTCGGACGTACTGAATCTAGCGATAGCAGCGGCAACATGTGCGCCGTCAGGAATTGAAATGGTATTGCGCGAACCAGTGAAGGCCAGAAAGCTAGACCAAAACGCGCTGTACTGGGCTGGCCCGTTGAAGGATATTGCTGAGCAGGCTTGGCTGGACGGACACAAATACGCTGATATTGTTTGGCATGAACACTTCAAACGCGAGTTTTTGCCAGACGAAGATGAAATTAATATAGCCGAACTGGTGAAGAATCCAGAAAAATACAGCAAGTGGGGCGCAATGCCTAACGGTGTTGGCTTCTGCATGGCGAGTACAACAGATTTAACGGTTAAGGGCTTTAGCCAATACCTCGAACAAGTCCACGCATTCGGGGCAAGTTTGGGTGTGTTGTTTCATGTTAGGGCGGCATGAGGGCTAAAGCATGTAAAGGATGCGGCAACAAGTTCGTACCAGAGCGCCCATTGCAATCCGCCTGTGGTATCGAGTGTGCTTACAAAGTCGGGAAGGCGAACGGCACGAAAAAACGGGCGGCACAGTACCGGGCTGACAAGAAACGGATTAAAAGCCGTGCGGACTGGATGAAGGAAGCGCAACAGAGCTTCAATAGGTGGGTAAGGCTGCGCGATGAAGGGCAGCCATGTATCAGTTGTGGCACACAGACCGGCAAGCGAAACGCGGGGCACTATCGCAGCGTGGGGGCATGTCCTGAACTGAGATTTGAGCCAAAAAATTGTCATGTTCAATGTGAACGCTGTAACTCATGGCTATCTGGTAATGCGATTGAGTACCGTATCAACCTGATAAAAAAGATCGGTCTGCCAATGGTGGAGTGGCTGGAATCAAGCCACGCAGCGAAGAAGTACACGATAGAGCAGCTTGAAAATATCAAGGCCGAATATGCCCGACTAGCGAGGGAGATAGAACAAAAATGCTAAAACGCTTGCGTATCTGGTGGCTGAAATTCTGCTTATGGCTGAACGCCATAGAAATTGAGTCCGGACAAGACCTACTTGCCTACGACAAGAAAAAGAAAGCGAAACTTGAGGCGCGGTTGAAAGCGGCACGGCATGGCTAAATTAATCAAAGCATGGATTGTTGGAGACAAGGTGGCGACTGTTTTTTCCGGCAATGAAACGCGTCACACAATTACCGCCACGATACGCGGGACAAGTGAGAGCGGTTTGCTTGTGCGGGTAGAGCCCCGCGTGCCTAAAACAAGCAATGGGAAATGGACGTGGCTAGAGGCTAATTGGTTTTATTCGCCTAGTCGTGAAAGTGACAAAAATCATGGCTAAACAAAACCTAAACGTGAACGGTGACACATTGCCAGATTTGGGATGCCATGAATGCGCCCATAGCCAAGCCGGATCAATGATCATAACAGGCGGATTTATCCTGGTGTGCTCGATTACTGAACGGCCAGCATTGGAGCGGTGCTATAAGTGGGAGTATGAGCAGATTAAGGCTAACGTAGAGTTAAGGGGCGACGCTTCGCGGCGTCCCTCTTGAACGGCGGGTTATGCCGGTTTTAATAACGAACGGAGATAAAAATGGGAACATTGACGCACAAAGGTTATGGGCGCATCTATTGCGAAAATGCAGATGACATTGAAAAGGTGGATGCCGTTATCAAAGAACTGGATGAGTTTGAGCATCGCTACCTGCCGGTGAAAATGATTACGACTTTCGATCAATACCCGGAGGTTGTCTACACAGGAAAATTCAGCGACATGGACATGAGCAAATTGACTGCCGAATGCTGGAAACGAGGAGTAAAAATTTGGGTGCATGACTCTGTCCATAATGAATACGGGGCATAACGATTCAAATTAACCCGCGCCGAAGGCGTCGGCGTTGAATGCCGTGTTAGGCACGGCGCAAACATAGGAACGAAACATGGCACTAGAAAAACACCACGCCGAAATGATGGCGTTGCTACTGGAAGAAGCTTCGCAGAACTTGGCTGCAATGATGTTCACGCCAGAGGCAGAAAAGCTACAAGTGCGCCACTTTTTGCCGGATGAGTTGGACGGCTGCGCGATCATGCTTAGAGAGGCATACGAAATTGATGTGCCTAACGATGGAGTTCAGGGGTGAGCGAAGCGATCCCCTGCAATGAGGGGTTCGACCACACAGGAGGCTACGAAGATGAATGCAACGATAGTCGCGGCGACACTGGCAGGGCGCTGCGCAAATGGTTATGAGAGAGGCGCTGGGCGCGTGGTTCATGCGATTAAGTGCGATGAGAACGACCTCTGTTTCGGCGCTAGTGCATACCGTGCCATTTGCGGAAAGGCGCATGGCCCAAGAAGCGCCGGGTGGAGCGTTAGAACTGACCTCGAAATAACATGCCAAAAGTGCCTAAAGAAGATACCTACTCACTGGATGGATGACTCTGGCAATGTTGTAACCACTGAGTTTTTGAACGGGCCGAAGGGGTCAAGCGATTGGCGCACTGCTTACCACATACCTTGCCGCGAAGTGCGCGGGAAAATCACAATGCTTGTGGGGTCGAACGTGTATTAGGCGACCTATTGGACTTGAGTTTTACACCAAAATAACCCGCCAACCTTAATGAACATTAGTAACTTTTTTAACGCAGTCAAGTTTTACGACAAGGGGAAAATAATATGCTAAAACGCAATGGAGACAACAAGCCCTGCCCAGAGTGCAGAAAAGACTGCCGCCCGTGGGAGTTGGCAAAGGAAGAAAGCGGACACAGGCATATTTGCGACGAGTGCCGGGCGAAGGCGGGTGACGTGCCGGTGTTAGTGCAGAAGCAGGCTAGTTAAGCAAGAGGTGGCAAATGAAGCTCTGGATAATGCGGAAAATTTGGAAATTGAAAATGAAATACGCCTATCGCTGGATACATCAAATGGGGCTACAGGTTGTCCAAATTGAGCATCTAGGCGGGACTAATTACATCGTTACCAAGAACGGCCAATACTTGAAAATCAGCAAGAAATGACCTACAAATGCCCACTCGGAAAGCACCAGCAAACGCCGATGGACGTTGACGCTATCAAGGCAGAGGGGTGGCGCAACGATGGGATATTGGTGGTCAATGTGGATAGCCTGAAACTCAACTGGATTGAGCGTCAATTTATCCAGAATATTGGTGACAAGCTGTACGGGAAGCGGAAATGATAACCCAACAAGAATGTGCAGACGCATGGCGGCGGCGGTGGGCTGATCCGGTTATCGAGCGCCCGAGCTGTTACAACCGGCTGGAATTTGATTGGAGTGGGCGAAACGGGTGCTCTGCCTGGTTCCCTGGTGGAAACGCTCACGTAACCGCAAGGATGATCGACAAGGGCGGCAAGGTGTTTGAGTGGTATCGGTGCAATGGGTGCGAAAGGCGATGATGAGCGAAGAAACATTTTACTGCTATTGCTGCAAACAGCGCAGGCCGTTGGTTACACGATTAAAAGTTTACAATAAACGCGGCGAGTTTGTGCGGTTCAGATGCTTGATTTGCAAACAACGATCAGACCAACAGGAAAAACTCAATAAGGGGATAGTATGCCAGATCAACGGGTAGTAAGCTTTTTACTTGATTGGGCTGAATGGATGGGTGGTTATAATCCGGCCATAGGATTTAACAAACGAGTTCCGTTGATAGCCACGGGCGGCGGCTCCCCGACATTTGAAGAGCTTTTAAGCCATGTAGACGGTCATATAATGAAAACCATAGATGCAAGTGTAAGCAGCCTAGAGCCGTTGCCAAGAGCGGCCATATATCGCCATTATGATGTATGTGCCGTTTGGCGTTTTCCACGGAACAATTTTCAGGAGGTGCTAGAGGATGCGCACCAACAGATTGAAATAATTCTTAGAAGAAAGTCGGTATTGACATAATCATTCGGTTCGATCTATAATTCCCCTGACGCGGCTTTTTGCGCCCTAAAGAAACGCCACACTGGAAACGGTAGTGGCTTTTTTTACGCCCATCAGCGCCGGTCTGCGCTTTAGCTGCCATTCAGCAAGACCACCAAACCCCGCAGGCGTATTTGGCACAACGCCTGCTTTCCCGTCCTAGTGGCGGTTTTTTTATGCCTACTGTGCGGTTTCCGGTGGGGTGATTAATTCCTGTCGAAAGGGGCGTTATCCGGTGCAATTGAGTGAACATTTTTCTCTTGCCGAGTTTACCGTGACCAACACAGGCAAGCCCAATCAACCGACTAACGACTACCTTCCCAACCTTTTAGCCATTGCCGAGACAATGGAAGAGGTACGGGAGGCGTTAGGCTACCCCATCAGGATCAGCAGCGGATACCGTAGCGAGTTGGTGAACAAGCTGGTTAAAGGGTCGCCAACATCAGCGCACCTCAAAGGTTTGGCGTGTGATTTCGTGTGCCCTGGATTCGGCACTCCAAAACAGGTGGCTTTAGCAATAATTGATGCGGGTATCGCTAAAGACGTGGATCAGTTGATACTCGAGTACAAAACAACCAAATCAAACGGCGGCGACTGGGTGCATATCGGACTGGCTGAAGTTAATCGCGGCCACGTGCTCACCAAGTCGCCAGGCAAAGGCTATCTACCAGGAATACTCAACCCATGAACTTCACCGACATCATAAAAACGGCATTACCGTGGATTGGAGCAGCCGCAACTGGCAATGTTGCAGGACTTGTAACACTAGCGGCAAACGCGGTATCAGGCGCACTCGGCCAAGAAGTAAAAGCTGACGCACAAAGCATAGCCGCAGCGGTATCCGGTGCGACACCAGAACAGATGATTGCATTGAAGCAAGCAGATAATGACTTTGCGATAAAGATGCGCCAGCTTGGGATACAAGAGGCGACCGACCTTGCCAAGATCGAGGTTGATAACGTAAACAGCGCTCGCAGCCGCGATGACGGTATAACTAAGGCCGGACGGCATAATTATCGCGCTGACTCAATGTACGTGCTGGCGATAGTGGTAATCTGCTGGCTGGTTTATATCGTATGGGTAGATGCGGACATCAGCGAGTATGTAAAAGGCATCTTTACGCTGGTTTTAGGGCGGTTCCTGGGCTACCTTGATAACATCTATAATTTTGAGTTTGGCACAACGAGATCCAGCCAAGCAAAAGACACAACAATCAATAACCTATCGAAGGCGTGACAACAATGGCCGAGAGTGACGTCATGGAATATAGACTTAGCGCGCTAGAATCAAGCGTTGGCGAGATTAGATCAGCGGTAAAATCAATTGACGCTTCATTACAGATATTGTCGAGACTGGAACAACGCCACGCAGAGACACGGGACGGGCTAGAACGTGCGTTTAGCGAACTGGCAGACCATGAGACACGGGTTAGAGTAATCGAGGCAGAACAACCCACAACGAAGCTAATTAAGGGATGGGTAATCGGCGGAATAGTAGGCGGTTTATCCATGATGGGCATTGCGCTGGTTAAGCTGGTGGTGGGGTGATTTAACAGTTTACGCGAACACAAAACGCGGAGGTGATATGGTTATTAGCGATATAGATCGGGTTAGAGAAGAGCCATTTATTATTAGAGCAACGTATCTACTTCGCCGCGAATATAGTCGCACTCATTCAGGAGAAGAAACGAAATTATTCGCAGATCATTTTGAGAATGACGATATATACCTATTGTTGACTGATCTTGATGCGTTTTCAACCAAGCAAGGCTGGATGTAATGGGCAGACCGCTCACACAGAAACAAGAAAACTTCTGCTTGAGCTATGTAGCACAGGGCAATGCTAGCGAGGCTTACAGGCGGTCCTACAATGTAGGCAAAATGCCTGATGAAAGCATACGGGTAAAGGCGCACGAGGTTTTACATAACGTTAATGTAGCGTTACGCATAGACAAACTCAAGGCCGCAGCAGTCAAACGCAATGCCATTACTGTAGACGATCTGATTGCAGAGCTTGAGGAAGCAAGGCAGGCCGCGTTACAGGCTGAGACTGTACAGGCCAGCGCAGCAACAGGGGCAACGATGGGTAAAGCCAAGCTACTAGGCATGGATAAGCAAGTGTTGGAACATACCGGCAACGTAACAATACTCCAACTACTGCCAGCCGATGCCAAGCTGTGAAGCTCACCAGCAAGCAAGAGGAAGCCAATTTACTACTTGGCGGTGAAGCTACTCATGTCATGCTCTTCGGGGGCAGTCGTAGCGGTAAGACTTTCCTGCTAGTCCGTGCTGTATGCGTTAGAGCGTTGAAAGCGCCGAAGAGCCGCCACGCAATAGTGCGGTTCAGGTTCAACGCGGTTAAAGCGTCTATCGTGATGGATACCTTCCCCAAGGTCATGTCGCTGTGCTTCCCTGGCGCTAAGTACGTGCTGAACAAGTCGGATTGGTACGTGACTTTTGATAATGGCTCAGAGATATTCTTCGCCGGCCTTGATGACAAAGAGCGCACAGAAAAGATTCTAGGCATGGAGTTCGCCACGATCTACGCGAACGAGTGCAGCCAAATTCCATACGGGTCAGTCGAAACGGCTATCACTCGACTGGCGCAGAAAGCCGAACAGCAAGCCATTGGAACCATACCCGCGCAGCCATTGAAGCCGCGTGTTTATTACGACTGCAATCCACCGAGTAAGGCGCATTGGTCATACCGGATATTCAAGGAAAAGCGCAATCCTGACACCAAAGAGCCGTTAACGAACCGAGACAATTACGTCACCATGCAGATAAACCCTAAGGACAACACCGAAAACCTTGCGGACGGCTACATGGATACGCTCAAGGCCATGAGCGCCAGAGCTAGAAAGCGGTTTCTTGATGGCGAGTTTGCAGACGCAACGCCTAACCAGCTATTTCCAGAAGAGAACATAGACAGATGGCGCGTTACTGACGGCGTATTGCCGGACATGGTGCGCATCATCGTAGCCGTAGACCCTTCTGGCGCTGACGACGAGAACAACGCAGACAATGACGCTATAGGCATTGTGGTGGCTGGATTGGGTACAGACGGCAACGCATATCTGATAGAAGACTTAACCGTTAAAGCTGGCCCTGCAACATGGGGCAAGGTAGCAACTGATGCCTATGACCGACATTCTGCCGATGCGATAGTGGGAGAGACGAACTACGGCGGGGCAATGGTTGGCTTTGTCATCAAAGCATCCAGGCCGCGCACCAATTACAAGACCGTCACAGCAAGCCGAGGCAAGGCAGTACGCGCAGAACCATTCTCAGCACTGTACGAGCAAGGCAAGGTTAGGCACGTTGGCTATTTCAACGACTTGGAAGACGAGCTAACCGCGTTCTCCACATATGGCTACACAGGCGAGAACAGCCCAAACCGCGCAGACGCGGCGATATGGGCATTGGCTGAACTGTTCCCGGGCATTGTTAAAGACCAATCCAAACCAAAACCACAACCGCAGAAGAAAATCGGCGGCGGTGGTTCATGGATGCGATAAGTAAAATTTATATGTTTTACGGTTTAGTCACAAAATTAACGGGCTTATAACCCGATGATACGAATATTACATAAGGCGAATTTATGACCAATGAAGCGAAAGAAGAAAAGGCCGAAGCAGAACTCGACCCGCTTCATGAGGCTCGAGAGCGTTACACCCGATGGAATGACGCATGGCGCGAAGACCGCAAGCGGTATATCGAGGATGTGAAGTTTGCCTCTGGCGACCATTGGCCGGAAACCATCAGAGACGAGCGCGAGGCAGACGGCAGACCGGTACTTGTATTCGACAAGCTCGGCCAGTATATCCGCCAGGTCGTAAACGATTCGCGTCAAGCTCGCCCGTCGATCAAGATTCGCCCTGTAGACTCTCAGGCTGATATCGAGACTGCCGACATATTGCAAGGACTGTGCCGCCACATTGAAGAACGCAGCAACGCCGACACAGCCTATGATACGGCGCTGGAATGTGCGGTAAAAGGTGGCTTCGGATTCTTTCGTGTGATGACCGAGTACGCGCATGACTCCACATTTGAGCAGGAACTGGCTATCAAGCGTATCCGTAACCCACTGACAGTCACATATGACCCTAGCTGTTTGGAACCGGATGGAGCAGATTCCCGTGGTGCATACATCGTTGAGGACATGGACAAGGAAGAGTATGAGTCCACCTACGGCGAAGAGTGCCCTATTCAATGGGATAGCGATAGCACAGGAAAATATAGCGATTGGATCGGCGCTGAGAAAGTCCGTATTGCCGAGTATTACTACATCGAAACCACAGACCAGAATTTAACCCTGTTCGTTGACGGCACAACCGCAACCGACGAAGAAATCGCACAGGCCACGGAAGCCGGTATTGAGATTCCTGAGATTAAAGAGACGCGCAACATCCCGGTTAAAAAGGTGATGTGGTGCAAGATGAACGGCAAGGACTATGTTGAAAAGCCGCGTGAATGGGGCGGCAAATACATCCCTGTCATTCCAGTCTGGGGCAATGAAGAGGACATTGACGGCGAAGTAATACACACGGGCATGGTTCATGCTGCTAAAGACCCGTCCAGGCTCTACGACTATTCACGTTCAGCCTTTGCCGAGCGTGTAGCCCTCACCCCCAAAGCGCCGTATGTAGCCGCCTTTGGCGCTGTTGAGGACTTCCCAGAGTGGGAGGACGCGAACAACAAGAATTATTCAGTATTGCGCTACAACAATGTAGATGATGCTGGTAATCAGATACCGGCTCCACAACGTCAACAGGCGTTCGACGTACCCGCGGGTTTTGCACAGGACATGCAAATCAGTGAGCACGACATCCAATCGGCTCTCGGCATGTATGCGGCCAGTGTCGGCCAGCCAAGTAATGAAAAGTCTGGCAAAGCCATCATGGCGCGGGAACGCTCTGGCGACATGGCGACCTTCCACTATCACGACAATTTAGCAAGGGCTATTCGGCAATGTGGGCGGATTCTTGTAGGCAAAGCGCCGATGGTTTACGACACAGCAAGGACTGTGCGGATATTGGGATTGGATGGTACGGCTGACATGGTTCAGCTCAATCCAAACATTCAAAAAGCCTCGCTCAAGGTTGGCGGCAAGACAATCCACAATCTGAACATCGGGAAATACGATGTCACCGTATCAACAGGGCCAAGCTACACGACCCGCAGACAGGAAGCCGCTGAATCCATGATGCAGATGGTACAAGGCAATCCAGCCATGATGCAGATTATGGGCGACTTGATGGTGAAGAACATGGACTGGCCGGGCGCTGATGAAATGGCGGCACGTCTCAAGCTGTTACTACCTCCACAAATCCAGCAAGCCGAACAGAAAGACACCGAACAGTCACCCGAAGTCCAGCAAGTTATCGGACAGGCGCAGCAAGCTATTCAACAGCGTGACCAACAGTTGCAACAGGCACAACAGATGATGCAGCAGATGCAAGCCAAGTTGCAAGAGTTGATGCAAGGGCAGCAAGCGCAGGACGTTGAAAAGCAGATTATCAAAGCGTCTGATGAACTTGATACGGTACGTGCCGGCATTGAAAAAGCATCTATGCAGTTGGATTTCGACAAGAAGGCATTGGCCTATGAGAAGAAAATAGCCCTGCTCGAGCTTGGCAAAAAAGCGGATGAAATGAACTTGGCCGCTAATGATATGAACAATGCGGCATCTGAAATGATGGACGCAGCAGAAGGAATGGTCAACGGTGCGCCACAAGCGCCGGATATGTAAGGAGTAGCAAAAATGTCTGACAACACCGAAGCGGTGGACGTGGTTGAAGAAGTCGAAGAAGTTGTAGAAAAAACCCCAGAGGCAAAACCGGAAGTCGTTGAAGAAGTCGCCCAAGCACCAAAAGAAGAAGAGACAGAAGCGCAACGCAAGATTAACCGCGCTGTACGGCTCCAATTCAAAGCCGAGGCACAGGCTGAACAGTTGCGCGAGCGGCTTGAACGTATCGAACAGCGGCAACAGGAACAGGTCAGGACGGCAGTCGTTGAACAAACGGAAGCCGAACCAAAATTAGAGGACTTTCCGGACTACGAAAACTTCCTTAAAGCATCCGCAAAGTACGAAGCCAGGCAGGAATTCAGGCACGAACTAGCGCAACACAGTCAACGCATTAATCAGCAACAAGCGCAGGCGGCGCAGCGTCAGACCGTCGAAAGTTGGAACCAGAAAGTAAGCAGTGTTACGGCTGAAATGCCGGATTTCGATGAAGTGGTTGGTTCTTCTACTGTTCCCATGCCGGATCACGTTAAAGCCGTGGTTATGCAAAGCGAAGAAGGGCCGAAACTGGCCTATTACCTCGCCACTCATCCAGACGAAGCAGTCAAGATAGCCAGTCAGCATCCGCTGGCCGCTATCCGCTCACTCATGCGTATTGAGGACGAGATTACAGCCGCCCCGGTGGTGAAGAAAGCAACCGACGCAGCCGCACCGATTACACCGGTCGGCACAAAAGCGAAGTCTGAGAAAGCGCCAGAGGATATGACCTTCGACGAGTTCACCAGATACCGCAAAAAGATCATCTCTCAACGTAGATAAAGGATAAATCATGAGTAATGTATTTAAGGTAGTAGACCGCGTGAAGAAGGAAGCTCTTCGGATCGCACACGAGAAGCTGTCGTTTATTGGCACGGTTGACCGCCAGTACGATGCTTCATTCAAATACGATGGCAACAAAGGGCCAAACGGTCAGACTCTGCGCATTCGTGAACCTAACCAGTACACCCGCCGTCAAGGTTCCCGCGTCATGGACGTGCAAGATCAGAACGAGTCCAGCCAAACCATTACCGTTGCAACTCAGGACGGTGTGGACATGCGCTTTAACTCTGCCGAACTGATCGCCTCCGTGAACAGTGACGCTGCTTTCGACAACCTAAGCAAGAACTACATTGAACCGGCTGTCGCTGTGATGTGTTCCGGCATCGAGGCTGACTTTCTGGCCTATTGCACCAAGCGCGTTTATAACGTGGCTGGTACGGCTGGCATTGGTATCACCACGCTGTCTGTTCCCGGTCTTGCTCGTGCCAAGTTGAATCAAGGTCTGGCTCCGAAGGATAACCGTAGCATCCAAATGGACTCTGTAACCATGTCCGGCATGGCGACCGTACTGGCTACATACCAGAACCCGCAGGCTGACACCAGCAAGTTGTTCCGTGAAGGTCTGCTGGCACGTACCGCAATGGCTGACTACTACGAGAACGAGCGTATCTGGTCATTGACTAACGGCTCTGACGTGACCGGCACTCTGGCTGCTGCTGCTGCTGTGACCGATGGCGGCACTAATATCACTCTGGCTTCGATGGCCGCAGCGCCTGCAACTGGCTCTGTATTCACGATCCCCGGCGTGTATTCGTGCCATCCTGAAACTAAAGCGAGTCTGGGCGTGTTGCAGCAGTTTGTGGTTATCACGGGCAGCACTACGACAAACACCGTATCGCCTGCAACCATCCTGACCGGGCCAAAGCAGAATATCTGCTCGGCTGCGGGTGCGGCTCTGGCGGCCACGTACTTTAACGACACGGGATTGGTTCCTGTGTTCGTGGGCGATGCTTCAACCACTTACGCACAATCGCTGATGTACCAGAAAGAAGCGTTCCAGTTCGTGACCGCTGAACTGCCGATTCTGGATGATGCTCACAAATGCCAGACCATCACCTCTGACGGCTTGAGCTTGCGTCTGTGGATGGGTAGCGACATTCGTAACGATGAACTGCTCTTGCGTCTGGATATGCTCTACGGCATGGCTGCATTACGGCCAGCTTGGGCTTCCCGCATGATCGGTTCAGCAAGCTAATCAACGGGGCGGGTAACACCGTCCCAAACTCACTTTAGAAAGGAAATAACATGGCTACATATGAACGCTTGGATTATGGCTCTGCTGATGGTTGTCAGATTGGTGGCGCTGCTGCCGACCTGATCGGCTTCTACGGCAAAGTGCCGGTTGTGCAACGTACCTTTGTTGCATCCCTGCATAACACCTCTGCAATTGCAACAAGCACAGACTTTACCGCAGCGCATTTGGCTGTTGTGCAAGAAATCCAGAACACCCTGCGCGGTTTGGGTATCTGGGCAACTGCTTAAACAAAGTCCTGGCCTTCGGGTCAGGCGAATATTTGAGGGAATATGACTACTAAGAAAGTCGTGTTTTGTGTGCCGACAGTCACAAAGCCTTATCAGGTCACGCTGGATAGTATCGCGGCTTCTGTTCCGCTGATTAAGGCCGCTGGCTGGGATGATTACATCGTAAGTGAAGTTGGGTGCCCGTATATCAGTTGCGCCCGTTCAATCATGCTCAGAAAGGCGCTAGACGTTAAGGCTGATGTAATCGTCTTTATCGACCATGATCTGAGTTGGCAACCCGAAGCCATGTTGAAGCTGATTGAGACTGAGGGCGATGTGGTCGCAGGAACGTACCGATTCAAGAACGACTCCGGCGATTACATGGGAATGCCTCTCCCAGACTTGGAAGGTAATCCACGAGTCAGGGAAGATGGATGTGTGTTAATGCACAGCATACCGGCTGGATTCTTGAAGATCACCAAGAACGCGGTAAATCGTTTCATTAATGCGTACCCAGAATTGACTTATGGCGACAGGTTCGCGCCTCATGTCGATTTATTCAATCATGGCGCACACGAGAATGTTTGGTACGGCGAAGATTACGCATTCTCTCGACGCTGGATCGGTCTGGGTGGTGATATTTGGCTAATCCCGAATATTGATCTGAATCATCACACGAAAGAGAAAGAATACCCCGGCAACTATCATCAATGGCTAATGACGCAGCCAGGCGGAAGCAACGATCCAGAAAGGAACAAATAATGCCAATCTTCATGACCAACAAGAACCACGGCGCAACGCACGTAAACTCATCCGAAGTTGCCGAACACGAAAAGAACGGATGGAAGGTTGATACCTATGAGAACTGGATAGCACAGAAGAATGCGCCGGTTATTGAGGAAGCGCCAAAGGTTGAAAACTTGGAATATACCGAAGCCGTGCCTGATGTTGTCAAAGCCAAGCCAGGCCGCAAGCCAAAGGTTAAATAATGGCAACCGCCACAACGATCATCAATCGCGCAGGCAGGATGCTTGGATTAGGTGAGCCTAATGCCGCACTGAATACAGACGTTGCAGCCGACTTCCTTGTCGGGTTGAATGCCATGCTTGAAAGCTGGCAGAACGACAAGCTCCTATCCTACGATGTGCGCGAAGATTCAGCCACGATGGTGGCCGCGCAGGAAGCTTATACCGTGGGCACTGGTGGCAGCTTCAATATTCCACGACCTACGATGATCGAAAGCCTGTTTTGTCGTGTATCTGGCATTGATTACCCGATGACTGAACTCACCCCTGAGAACTTCGCCAAAATCGCCACAAAAGAGGCAACCAGCGCAGAGATTCCAACCCATTACAAATACGATGGGGGCTACACACTGGCAACAATCACCGTATGGCCTTCACCAAGCGCGGCAAACACGATCAGGCTGCGCTCGTATCGTATTATTGCGGCCTATGCTGCGGGAAGTGATGCAATCTCATTGCCGCCCGGTTATGAAGAGGCTATGGCCTTTAATCTGGCTGTTGCCATGCTGCCAGAATATCCCCAAGTCGGGGCAGCTATTCAGCTCGTCATGAAACAAGCCGCAAGCTCCAAACGCCTGATAAAGCGCGTCAACTCAAAACCTATTATCGCCACTACGCCCACACTGAGCGCAATGGCTGTTGCAAGCAAATCTGACATTTACGCAGGAGATTGAAATGAAAACTATGGTCGATAGTCACAAGATGTCAGGCACAAACGCGCAACGGTTGACGATGTTGCCGGATACCGACTTTATTACCTTCTACGAAACCGACACCAACGCCGAATACCAGTGGAAGGGTAGCGAGTGGGTGTTGACAAGCGTCGACGGCGCGGCGCGTGTCACCACTATGCCGGGTGGAGTAATTCATATCCGTGAACACATTGCACTTACCACTGGTGCCGTAACATTCGATTTTTCAGCTACACCAATAATTGCCGCAGTATTCTTTCTTGTGCCAATTGCTACCGTAACGGCTGAACATATTTCCGCCGCTATCTGTATCGACCCACCCAGCAATGCGGTGCGGGATGCTTGGCTAACAGCAGCAACCGCGCTAACTACCGACACTCAACGCATACCGGTACTGATGACGGTGCCACCACTGGAGCTGATTTTTACAAGTGCCATTGATTACATCGGCGCGATGGTGGATGTCGGCACCACTGCCGAGTGCAAATTAATTATTGTCGGCGTGGAGGCTTAATCATGATTATTACACCTTATTCAGCGCAAGACGAACTTGCAAACACCGTTGCCAACTTCCCATTTCTGGCTAACTCCTATTACTGGGACGGCTCAGTAAACACTGGAATAACCGCACTGACTGAGGTCACTGGTGGTTCAAGCTATGATCCTACTGGGACTTTAGCCACTACAACAAACGGCGTAAATATTCCAAATGCAAGCGGGGCATCAACCACACTAGATTTGTCCAGACTGGCAAATAATGGAAACCTCCTATTATTTGTAGCGGGAAAACCGGATTTTCTGACTACTAACGCCGGGGTAGTTATTGGGGGAGCCATAGCGGCTGCGTCAGTAAACCTTTCGGTAGCGCAGAGTGATATAAACACACTGTTTACAGTGGGGGACGGTAGTGATGGAAATACGGCTACTGTAGCCAACGAGGAATTACAAGATCAGATGTGCGCCATAATGGTATCGAATCCAACTGGCTCATCAATCTCCGCTGACTACTATCTCGTTGCGGAGGACGGGTCAACTGTAACTACTGCGGCAATAACTCAGACCAACCCACTCGCTAATTTAGGGTTCACGAATACAGCGGCTCCTGTGACGGTATCAAAATATACAAGCGGTTCAGGGGTGCTTCGGGCATTTGGGTTGATCTCATTTGCAACCGCCCCAACTGCAACTGAGCTTAAAGGACTTCTCTCATGGATGCACTGGCAGATCAAGACAAATGCGAAGCGTGGCCTCTATCCGGGATTCAAGGGTAAAGCCTGATGCTCAGAACAGGGGCTAGAACAATAACCCCGTATTCTGGGGTTGAATACGTGGCCGAAGACTACCCCGCGCTAAGGATGTTTTTTCCTTTAAGCGAGGGTAGTGGGCTATCGTTCTTAGACCATGCTGGCGGTAGAGTGTGGACACCATCTTTGCTTTACGATGCCGATCCCACTGCCGTTCATTCAGTTGTAAATGCGGTTACATTAAAAGCCGCACGAGTTGCGGAATTCTCAGAAATTACTGGACCTATCGTCGGAGATGCGATACCGGCACCGGGTGCCGATAAAGTAGCATTACTAATTAGCGTGTACGGGCCGAACCCAACAGCCGGAAGTTTAGATGATTATTGGTATTTCAGATTGGGCGGCACCAATGGCGCTGATCCCGGAGATATGATATGGAATATCAACTCAAAAACTACGGGACCAGACAACGCATTTAAATCTGGCGGCGGGGCGGTTCCAGAAACAGCTCCATCCATTAACGCCATGACAAAACTAGCTACTGCTCACATTGCCTGTCAAACGGCTATATTTACAGCTCCAAGCACTATGGTAGGCAAGGTGCAGTATGACGATACTGCGTACACCGGCACGGATACTGACGCACAGGCAATGACAAATGTACAGTCTTCCATGCAAATGCAATACACAAATACAATTGATAACCAAGGCACAATGTCTCTATACGCGGTTCAGTACTGGTTGTTTGATGCGGTGCCCTCTGACCTAACTACGGCATTACTTTGGACAAAAGAAAACTCGTTGTTGGGGAATAAAACACCGTATCCCGGCTGGAGATATAAGACGTAGTAGATAAAACACCAGACCGCCTACGAAGCTCACGATGTGGGCTTTTTTTACGCCTATAGAAAGGTAATTGAGTGCCAAAAATTCGTTTACCATTCGCAGACAAGGCCAATAACCGCAGCTACCTCAACACGGCTGACTATCTGCTATTGAATGCGTATATTGAGCACAACTCAAAGGGCGCGGATATTATCAAGCGGCCTGGGTTCAAGTCTAAGCTCGCTACCTCTTCAATCGTCACTGACGGGCGCGGCTTCACTTATTCCAACAAGCACAGCCTGTACTATGCGCTGATTGGCGATGCGCTGTTCTCGATTGATTCATCCCTGGCAACGGTGACTGAAATAGCACGGAAAACACCCACGGCGGCTTCGTGGGGCGCGGGTGTGGCAACATACACCTTTGCGGCGGCGCATGGGTTTATTGCAGGCCAAAGCGTCAATGTAAGCGGTATCAGCCCGGCTGGTTATTCTGGCGTATTGACGATCCTTGCCGTAACAACTGTCACAGTACCGGATGATTCGTTCACGGTAACAATGGCAACCCTGGGCGCTGCTACGCTGACCAATGCGCGGGTAAGCCCAATCCTGACGACAACCGGCAAAGCGTACTTTGAGCAAACCAAGAGTTCGACCACAATCAACACCATGCTGTTGATACCAAAAACATCGACCACGGCCAGCCAGTTATTCATGATCGCGGCTTCGGGGGTGGTGACGCGGGTGACTGACGCCGATCTGCCTGTAGACTTAATCGGCGCACCAGTCTCGATAGACGGCTATCTGTTCGTACTTAGTGCGGCAGAATCTGAGATTTACAACATGGATCTGGAAGCGCCGACTTCGATAAACTCGCTAGGCTTCGTCGCTGCGGATACTTACGCTGATACTGCCGTAACACTGGCAAAACATCACAATCAACTGGTATGTAAAAAAGAATACTCGACTGAGTTTTTCTACAACGCCAACATTGCCGCGCCTTATTCACCATTCGCAAAAATACCTCAACAAACACTGACGCTAGGGTGTGCTTCGGCGGCTTCGGTAGTCCAGACCGGGCAATCTATCATCTGGATGTCACGAAACCAGAATGGCGGCCTTGCGGTTCATATGATGACCGGCGGACAGGCTCAGAAAGTGTCTACCGTCTCGATAGACCGGATTCTGGCAAGCATGGAATCGTTTGTATTCTCGGACAAGGTGGAAAGCTGCTATTTGTCTGTTGATGGGCATGACTTCTACGTGTTGTCAGTCGACGGCGTTGTGTCTGGTACTGGTGCCGTGGTTGATTATGCTGTTGTTGACGTTGCGGTGGTAGACACCGCTGGCGCATTGAACTCATTCAAGCGCACGATGGTTTACGACATTACTCAGAACGAGTGGTGCGAATGGTCAAGCCTGGATGAAACAACCTCGACGCAATCTTCATTCTTCGCTACCTACTCAGTCTCAGGCCCGCATGTTACTAACGCACAGGATTTTAGTAACACGTTAGTAATGGAAAAAACCACGGGCAATATTTATGAAATGTCACCGGCTCCTCTCGGGGTGGCGTATCTGCCAACGTACAAAGACGGTTCACGAACAATCACGGTGGAATGTGTGTTTAATCCAGTAGACGGTGGAACGCGAAACCGGAAACGCTGCAATAGTCTGGAAATTCTCGGAGATACGGCCTCTTCTAGCGTTTCGGTGAGTTATTCCGATAATGACTATGCTACGTGGTCAACGGCACGAACAATCAGCCTTGTAGACAGAGCGAGGATTCCTAATCTCGGCATGTTCCGGCGCAGGGCTTTCAAGCTCACCCATGCCGCTGATACGCCGTTGAGATTAGCTGGGATTGAACTCGATGTTGAGAGGATGGAAAGCTAATGGCGCTATTCAATCTCACACCTCCACCACGGCAAGACAAAGAGCTAACTGGGTTCGTGTGGCAGGAATGGTTCAGGCAGCTTTATAGCGGCATTGCCGGAATTACCGGCACGGCGAACAAAGTACCCAAATTTTCGGCTACTAACTCACTGGTAGATTCTTCCCGTACTGATGATGGAACAACTGTAACCGATACGTTACCCGTTGTGTTCAGCGATAAAATAACCGTATCAGCATCGGTAAATAAGGCGTCAAAGTTTGGGGACACAGATTCAAGTTCGATAGCAGTAAGCGACAACGGGGATCGAGTAGCTATCCACAAGGCCACGGCTTCAAACCTGACAACTCGCGCATTGCTGGCAATTAACGACTGGACAAGCACCACTAATAGCACACTTGGAGTCTCAGGGTTTAATAGTTTCTGCTATCACAAAGGATCTGGGAACCTGACTGCTATATCCAATAGCGGCGGATTGTGTGGTGGTCGGATGGGGGTTCGTATCTCATCTACCGGATCAGGCACAGTCTCGTTAATGACTGGTCTGTCGATGGGTTGCGCTGCGCTTACATCAGCATCTTGTACCGTTACAGAGGTTAACCAGATACAGATTGAGGGGAGTGGTTTTGCCGGAATTACTTCAACATACTATCGTGGCATAAATGTCAGAGCGCCTACAAGTTATGGCTCTTGTGGCGCTATGTTTGGCATTTATGTCGATTCTCATATACATGGAACAGCTAACTATGGAATATATGTAGAACCTAACGAATTCGGAATACATGTAGTCGGCGGTGGAACGCATGGAATAACGGTAAAAGGTTATGCTGCTGGGGATGATGTGGCGTTTGGATCAGCCCATGAAGCGCATATTTATTATGATGCCACAGACTTAGTTATTAACCCCAAACTTGTTGGCGCTGGTGGGTTGAATGTAAAAGGAAGAGTCAGGACAGAGGGCTACACAGTGGCACAACTCGCCGCATTAACTCCCGTTATTGGTGATCGCGCCTATGTCACTAATTTGGCGGCGGCACCTGCATATTTGGCAGCAGTTGGGGCAGGCGGGGGTGCAATCGTCGCACCTGTTTTTTATAACGGTGCGGCTTGGGTTACGGGCTAAAATCAAGGTGAAAATATGACAATACCAACAGACGTCGAACTGGTTGCATCAACTACGGTGATCAGTTCGGCATGGTGTAACGGGATTAACGACTGGGTATGGCCTGCTTACAATGCCGGAACGCTCATAACGGCTGCGGGTACCGTAACGCTGCCTACTGGCACGGTGACACTGGCATCATTGACCGGCACAGAAACGCTGACGAACAAGACCCTGACAACGCCCGTTCTAGGCGTGGCCACGGCAACCAGTATCAACAAAGTGGCTTTAACTGCTCCGGCAACCAGCGCAACGCTGACTATTGCAGACGGCAAGACACTGACCTCAAGCAACACCGTTACACTGACCGCAACGGACGGTTCTACGCTTGCCATTGGCACAGGTGGAACACTTGGAACGGCGGCATACACAGCGGCTACAGCCTACGCTCAGTTGGCAGGCGGCAATAGTTGGTCTGGTACGCAAACTGGATTGGCTGCGGCTACGTGTGTTGGTTTGGCTGGCTCTGCCACTGCTGCACTAGGCATCAAAACATCAACCAATACAGTTTCAGTCTCGGCGGCTGCGGCTCCCACAACGGGGCAAATTCTCATTGCCACAGCCGCAGACACGGCGACATGGCAAACGCCAACCACTTATGGTGATGCGCTGGTTGCCAACCCTTTGAGTCAGTTTGCGGCAACCACATCGCTACAGCTAAAAAATACCATCTCCGATGAAACTGGCAGCGGTGCGCTGGTATTCGCCACTAGTCCGACTCTGGTAACGCCAAACATAGGCGCGGCGACTGCTACAAGTATAACCGGCATGTCTACACCTCTAACCGTGGCACAGGGCGGCACAGGTGCGGCAATCCATACGTCTGCCTCAGTGTTAATCGGTGCCGGTACTGGCGCTGTTACAAGCGTGGCACCTGGTACAAGCGGGAATGTTTTGACGAGTAACGGGAGTGCATGGACTAGTGCAGCGCCTTCTAGCGGGTCTCCATATGTTGTAGCCAAGGCAATTGTAGCCAATACCACGGTATCTAATGCTCACTCACTTGGGGCTATTCCCTCAAGTTTTCAGGTAACACTACGATGTATTACTACAGAACATGGCTACGCCGCTGGGGATGAGGTTGGCGGGATTAACGACGACGGAACGCGCCGAGGTAGCTTGACCGGATTTGTGAACGCAACAACAATCGGAGCGAGTATTGCAGCCAATTTGTATATTCAAAACAGGGCCGTCACTATTGGTACATTGGTTAATATCACCCCTGCAAAATGGGAAGTTGTGCTAAGGGCGTGGCTGTAATGGCCTACTGGGATGGAATGAGCCGCAACCTGTGAAAACTTATAACCAAGGGAATAAATAATGGCAACCAACTACGACCCCTCCAAGTTTTACGGCTCGTTTGGTAAAGCTATCGGCTCTGACGGTGGTTCATTCGTTAATCTGGGCGGCGATTCTGGAAGCACATGGCAGGCTAACGCAGCGCCCACTTTTGGCACAGGTGGCAACCTCACGTCAACAGGTGGGGGCTACATTGTTCCTAATACTACTGCTAGTTTGGGGCGTGGAAAAGTCGCTTTAAACAAATCAGTCATGGATCAATATGATTTCTTTGGCGACCAAAGCCAATCAATTATCCAGCTATCCCCTGAGAACTTAAAATATGTCACTGACCAGAATCAGGTTAAATACGATCCACAGATAGGCTATTACGTACCCCAATCGGGCTACACCATGCCTACATCAAGCCCTGATAACTTCTGGGGTGATGCTCTGAAAGGTGTGCTCACGGGCGTAGGTGCTGCAACCGGAATGTTTAGTGGTGTTGCGGGGCTAAGTGGGCTAATGGGTGGAGCTGCTGCAAGTGGCTTTAATCCCATCGGCGCTGATGCAATGTGGAGTTCAAATGCCGTGCCTGGACTTGGTGAAGCGGTACAAGGTCTTAGCTCATTGCCTAGCCCAATCACCGGCGCAATCAAGGGCGGCGTAAATAGCGCACTTACTGGCGGCGACCCGCTTAAAGGCGCAATTGCTGGCGGCGTAGGCAGCACAATCAACTCAGGTATAAACGCAGGCAGCAACGCGCTCGGCTTACCCTCTGGCGGTGTGTTTGATTGGGCTAAAGGCGCACTAGGTAATTACGCGACCGGCTCAGTATTGGGTGATTTATGGGGTAATAACTCATCAAAACAACCGACACAAAACAGCAATCAAACAGGCATGAATAGCGGCGATAACACTCAATCCAACTTATGGGGTAGCACAGGGGGCAACATGGCAGATAATTCAGTTAGCGATTGGGCGAAATCACTCGCGCCTTTTCTTGGGGCATACACGGCCAATTCTCAGCGCAATGATACCGGCGACACGTTCAACAAAGCGTATGACCTGATCACTACGCCTAGCGCAGACCAAGCTAAATACCGTGGGCAACTCGCCACGCTGATGGATAACCCCGGTTCGATGGAGTCCAGCCCGGTGTATCAGGCCATGCTTGACCAAGGCACGAACGCGGTTAATCGCACGGCAGCGGCTAAAGGGATGTTGGGCAGCGGCAACAGATTGGGCGACCTGATGAAGATGGGGCAGAGCACGGCATCTCAATACTACTTCCCGCAACAGCAGGCGCTGGCTTCGTTATCTGGGGTTCAAGGTGATAGCGCACAACGCACACTAGGGGCGGGTTCGCTAATCCAAGGCCAGACCGCGCAGAATGAAATGCAGACGGGTATGCTAAAGGAACTGATGAAAGGCTTCGGAGTTCAGACCCCACAAGATCAATTGTTAGCAGCGATGACGGGCAGAAGCGGCGGCGATGCTACCGGCTCTAATCCCTTGTTGGCAGCGATTCAAAAGGCTTTTGGAGGCGGGTCAACAGGCGGCGACTGGAACTTTGATCCTAATGGCGCGAATACGGCCTATGATGGCACTTGGCAATCCGGCCTATTTGATACCAGTTCGCCGGATTACCAGACATGGGATGACTACGGCACGAACTGGACTCAACAGGATCAGCAATTACTCGATCAATGGAATCCTGACTGGTTCTCAAATTAAGGGGAAATCATGCCATACCAAACACTAAGCGACCTGTTAAACGCAGACGCCATGCAGCAAGCCCAAATAGGTGCCATGGGCCAAGAGTCACAGCTTCGTCAATTGCAGATGCAGGGGGCTATGGATGATCGGGCGCAGAAACAGCAGTGGTATGCCGATGCCGGGCAGCTACGCAATCTAATTATGCAGGCTTCCAAATCTGGCGGCGGATTGCAGTCTCTCATGGGGCCTTTGCTAAGTGGCGCGGCTGGTATGCCGGGGATCGAATTCGGCATGAAGCTGCAAGAAGCAGGCCGGAAAGAAGCCTTCACACTAGGCGAGGGGCAGCAGCGGTTCGAGGGCGGCCAAATGGTTGCCAGTGTGCCGAAAGCGCCTAAAGAGTTTCAGCCGTCAGACCTTGCGAGACTAACTACAGAAATGAACAGTTTGCCGCCCGGTGATCCGCGTATCGGGTTGTATAAAAACGCTATAACCAAGATGACTACTCATGCGCCGGGTACTAGCGTAAGTTATGGAGCGCCGGTCGCTGGTCAGGACGCGCAGGGCAATCCTATCTTCTTTCAGCCAGGGAAAACGGGCGGCGCTCCATCCATCGTGCCAGGTGTTAGACCTCCACAAAAGGACGGGGCTGAGAAAGTACCCACAGAGGCAGAAGCGAAAGCTGGTTTTTACGCTGGAAATATGAGAGCGGCTAGTAAGACTTACGATGCGCTTACAAGTGGCGGTTTTGACCCAAGCACAGGACGCGCTCAGATTGACACGTCTTTAGCCGGTGGATGGACTAACGCGTTAGCCGGAAAAAATGCCAGACTTGCCAAGCAGTCGCAAAATCAATGGTCTGAGCAAATGCTTCGTATGCTAACCGGTGCGGCGGCAACAACAGACGAGATAAACCGCAATAATGCGACATATTTCCCGCAAATAGGCGATGGCCCCGCAGAAGTCGCGCAAAAGAAAGAAATGCGCAGGCAGGCAGAAAACGGCGTATTTGAAGCGTCAGGAAGAGCAAAACAGCGTGTAGGAATTCAGAACGCGCCTGCAATGGATATTCACTCTCAAGCGGACGCAATCCTTAACGGGGGGAAATAATGGCAACTTCGGAAGAATACGCAACATGGATAGTCAACAATGCCGACAAGAAGGGTACGCCTGAATTTAACACTGTCTCAGCGGCTTATCAGGACTCAAAAACAAGTGGGGCAAAACAAGCCAGCCCATACAAAGCGCAAGCAGAAAGCCAGAGCAACGGCGGTAATTTCCTTGCCGGTATTGGTGGTTCCATGTACGGGAAATATCTAGCACTCAAGCAGATGACCGGACAAGCCACGCCTGATGAAGTCGCAGAATATAAACAAGCTATGGCCGGATTGAACAGCACTAAATCAGGCATGGCCGGAAATATTACAGGCGAAGTCGCAACAATGGCCCCGTTAGGTGTTGGTGCGTTTGGCGCTGGCGTTAAAGGTCTTTCTGCACTGAAACTGGCGAATGCGTCAAAATGGCTGGCAGGGCTTGAGACTACCGCAAAGGGTAGGGCAGCTCTAGCCGCAGTCGGTGGCGCTACGCAAGGCGCTATGCAGCCAGTTGGCGAGGGTGAAAGCCGTGGAACTAATGCGGCTATTGGCACGGCGCTTGGTGCAGGTGGTTCGGCTATTGGCGACAAGGTAATCAAGACCATTGCAGGCAGTCGAGGGGCGGCGGCGCAACAGGTTGACGTAATGCGCAAACTTGCTGACCCTGATTACCGTGCGAATATTGAGGCCAATATTACTGTGACATTGCAAAACGCTGGTATGGATTTTAATGCAATGGGGCAGAAAGCCAAGGACATGCTTACCCAACAGGCGGCAAGAGCACTCGAAGCCGGTGCGCCTATGGACGCTAAAGCACTGGCACGGCAGGCCACGTTAGCAAGCCAGCCTATCCCTATGGTTGGCACTAAAGGCCAATTGAGCCAAAACTTCTACGATCAGCAGACTGAACGCATGGTAGCCGATATTCCGGTTATTGGTTCAGGTGTGCGCAACCGGCTCGAAGATCAGCAAGGCCAGTTATTACAGAACATGGACATGCTGAAAACCGGCACAGGTGGCGCGGCAAAGACAGAAGCGGAATTTGGACGCACATTGCGCGGCAACATTGCAGACAAGTATGCAGCCACTAAAACAGGGGTGAGAGCCGCTTATAAGGAAGCTGAGGATGTATCAGGCGAGAACGTAACGCAAGTGGGCGATAACGTGCTTAAATGGCTTGAGAATAACAAAGGATTTGAAGGTGTGGGGGGCTTGCTGACGAAAGCAAAAGGACTTGGCATTATCTCTGTTGATGACGCTGGCGAACTGGTAGCCAATCCGACAACCATGCGCAAGCTGTACGAATTGCGCCGTGATGCTTCGGTGCTGGCAAAAGACCCAAGCACGAAAGGCCACTATGGGAGCGAATTCAAAAAGCAGATAGACGACATTTTTACCAATGACGGTGGGCAGCTTTACCGTGATGCGGCAAAACTCAGGGCGCAACAGGGCGCAAAGTTTGAATCTGGCCCGGCTGTAATCTCGCAAATACTCAAGAAACGGGCAGGGTCAACCACTGACGACGCTATCAGGCCGGAGGCGTTATTCGATAGGCTGATTATCAACGGCAGCCAAGACGACTTGCTGAACTTGCGTAAATTCCTGCTAACTGGTGACAAGGTAGAACGCAAGGAAGGGTTACGGGTAATCCGTGATCTAAGGTCGCAAACGGTAAAATTCTTGCAAGACGCGGCAACAAGAGAGGGGCAATCGCCTACTGTGCTATTGGCTTCACTGGAAAACGCATACAGCAAAATCGGCCCCGAAAAGATGACGCAGATATTCGGCAAGGCTGGCGCGGATAAGATGAATTCGTTTTTAGAGTCTGCAAAGATTATCGGCAAGACGAAGAACTTTGCGTCACCTGGCAGCCCTACCGCGTCAAAGATCGCCATGATGATGACGAACCTTGCAAACAGCCTTGAGAAACTTCCAATGGTGGGCGGTATAGCTTCAAAAACTGCATCTATAGCAATTGCCGGATCGCAGGCTAAATCAGCCCTGAAACAACCGGCACAGGATATTTACAGCAAGGAAGTTGCAAACACGGTGCAAGGTTTATCGCCTTGGGTGCAGGGTGCGAAATATGGAGTTTTACCGCTGGCTAATCAGTGAGTTTTCCAGAACAGGATGCGCTTTAGCTTGCAGTCTGGCATTCGCTTTGCCCACTGAACCAAAGGCCAGACGAATACAAAGTACATAGCCGCCGCAAGAAGCGGTTTAACGACAATAGCTATCATTACTGGCATATCCATACCCCAATTCTATCAGGAATCCCCCCATGCCCCAACTCTCCCAACTGATGCAGCTATTCCGCAACGAGAAAGCCAAGTGGGGGAACTCGCCTAAATTGGCTGATTTGCTGATGCGTGATAGCTCCACGAAGGGTATTCGTGACTATGCAGGCAACGTGCAACAGCGTGGAGCTACGTTGGCGGGGTTACTCCAAGGCCGGGAGCCTACGGACGCACAGAAGGCGCTGTTTAACATTGCTAATCCGGGTACGACTGAGGGAGCAATGGAGCTTGCTACCGGATTTATGCCGATGGGCGTAGCCGCTACCGCATGGCACGGATCGCCTCACCTGTTCGACAAGTTCGACCTAGCCAAGATTGGAACGGGCGAAGGGGCGCAGGCTTATGGGCATGGGGCTTATTTGGCCGAATCTCCAACTGTTGCTCAAAATTATAGAACTAATATTTCTGATGCTAAAGGATTAAGAAATGGAGAAACATTGATTGATGGGGTTAAGCCGAGGAATAGTTTTGAAAATACTATAGCCACAATGTTAGTTAGCCATAATAACGATACTGGTAGAGTAAAAAAACTAATTTCAGGAATGGAAGATAAAGACTATGCAAATAAACTTCTTTCTTCATTAGACGAATATTCGAGTAAAAATATCACTTATCAGCCGCCAGGGTTTACCTACAAAACCGACATCCCCGACACTCACATAGCCAAGATGCTGGATTGGGATAAGCCGCTGAGTGAGCAGAGCCAGCATGTGCAAGGCGCACTGCAAACATGGGAACAGGCCAACAACGGTGGTAAACAGCTACGCCAATCAATGAGCGGTGATGAGCTGTTGAGGTATTTGGGCAAGAATGGTCAAGGCGAACAAGCACTAAATCAACTCGGCATACCCGGCATAAAATACCTGGATGGCAGCTCACGCGCTGGCGGTGAAGGAACCCGTAATTTTGTCATGTTCAACCCTGACGATATTCGGATACTTGAGCGCAACGGGCAGCCTACCGGGCAAGTGCCGTGGAACAGCAGGTAGTTCGTGGCGGTATGTCTGGCAAATTAGGGTGTATTTGGCGGTTCATTATGGCTTAGATCGCATCCGTATGGCATCAGCCCCGCCCGGCCCTTCCTCGTGTTGTTCTGCAATCTTTGCGCACGCCTCGCGCTCAATATCTGCCGCATCATCTGCACGTTTTCGCCAGTAACAAACATCGCACAAATCAGGGTCACTCCCATCGCGGCCATGTCGGTGATGGTTTATCGCATGGCTCCTGCACCTAATACATATACTCATTTCTTTGCCTCCATGTTCGTCCTAACAATAAATTCCAGCGCGGAATCAAAGGTAGATCAGCAGATAGTCAGATACAAGTAATCACTTCCCCTCCAATATCTCAGCGGCCATGCGTTTTAAATGGCGACTAGCAAAATTATCTTCCCCGATGCAGATAATCGCATCCCATAGCAACTTCGCCCCGTACTCTCGCTCGTGCTGGCGTAGTGCGGTGAGGTCACAAGTGGCATACAATACAGATTCCAGTATTTTCCTTACTGCGTCAGGTATAGTCCAGCCTTCGCAAACCGTTTCGACACTGCACTTTATATTCTTAATGTGCGCCTGTGCCGCTACCAGTGCTTCGTTACTCTCGCGGAGTTTATCCCGCTGTCGTGTTACCTCGGCTAGTTGCTCGGCTGAGTAAACGTCACCTTCTGGCGTGTGATCGACAGACCAATAAATTTGACCGTGTACTACTCGACCAACAGGCGCCATGCTCACCTCTGGCTTATCCCCACGCTGGATAGCCAATCGTTTTAACTGTGACTTGCAGGTTACTTCCATGATTACTCCGAGGTGTATTTGTCGATCCAGTTTCAAAAGTACCCAGCATCCATTAAGGTTAGCGGGTTATTTAGGTGTAATTGCCGGTATTTTTAGGGTGTCCATTACTCGTTGTGCGTCAGGTATTCATCAATTGCATCACGCAGCATTTCAAGCAACTCTTTATCGGCTTCGAACCCCGTCCACTGAAACCCGTTGCGCATTACAGAGACTTCAACGCAATCAACGCCGTATCGACCATCCGTAATTCTCACGCCTTTATCACCATTTTTTCTGCCTATTTTCATGTTTATCTCCGTAGTTAAAATGCCGCACAACCCTACGCTCAAGCGGGACTGCGCAAAAGCGCGCAGCCCCTTAGCTACACGTTAGGGGCTTCTTTCGCCGCAACCACATACGCCCGAATAATTGCGTCAAGCTCGTCACGCTGCGTTCTCGTCAGTCCTCCGACGTAGGAAAGTCCGCCCGCCTGCACAAAGACGGTTTTGCCATCACGGTCGCGGTAATACTCTCCGCGCTTGATGCCGAAATAATGCCCACGGACAGCCCCCAACCCGGCACTCAACGCGGACGCTGCGCTTTCAGGCTTCGTTTTGCATTCGTTCTCAACATCTGGTCCCATCTTCGTCACTCCATGTGGTTATCGCGTCAATTACCAACGTGGAAAGCGCGGCAGCTTTGGCGCGGGATTCTTTGAGCGTTGACATCTATCATCCCCATTTCATGTTTAAAATTGAGTTTAGTCTAGCCACGTCAGGCCCACGCTCTCGGCTTCGGCGTAACAACGCACCACACGACCTTGAGCATGTCCTGCCGTGGTATGCAGGCCATGACTCTGTACGCTGTTTTTGCTTCACCCCGCCACAATGCTGGCAGGGTGTTTGCTCGTAGCGTTTCACGTTTGGCATTACTTCACCTCAAGCCGGTTGCGCTTTTCGATCACGGCACCAGGTACTTCAATGCCGGCCTTCAACGCCTTTTTAATGGCGGCCTTATCGGGCGCGGTTGTCGTCACCACATTGATAAATTCAGGCGGCAACAATAAATCATCGTTGATAACTACGACCTCATCCCGATCAATCAGCAGCTTGGCGCAAAATGATCCGTCATTGGCTTTGATCTCTGTAATCCCCGTCATTTCCATAGAGGATTTAAGATACTCTCTGAATTTCTCTGCGCGGTTTTCAATCGCCTTTCGACGCTCTGCCATTTTCTTCTCAGCGGCCTTTATCATTTCCGCCTCAGCGGATAGGTTCAGCATGTAAGCAGTGACATTCTGGGCTTTAGTAACAACTTCCATGCTCATGCCTTCTATTGTGTCGGCTATGCAGTCCTCTGGTAGATCAGAGTCCATGATCTTATCGAGTGCCGTGGCGAACTCAAGGGATAGGGTGTACAGGCTCATAGCGCACCTTCAATCTTCTGGTGTTGGCTCATCATCACTTTCTTGAGTCGTTCAGCGGATGACCTGTCCCCAAGTTCCTTACACTGCGAAAGGCATTTATCCCACTCTGTTTTCAGCGTGTCAACGTCAGTACATTCCATGAATTTCAATTGCCAGTCAGCGTATTCTGACTCGTCAAGGGTTTGCTTTTTTGGCTCATCTTTGACTGTGCCGGCGTCTAATGCGTCATGCTCTACAATTTCCATTGCCGTAACCCAAAGATAACGGCGCTGGTAAGTCTCTACGGCTCCAACATTTTGCACCTCATGGCATCCCTTGAGGTTTGCGCTACCCATTGGGCTTGTGAAGGCAATAGAACCGTCTCCGTCAGTCTCGTATATCGTCAGCGTGGCAATATCAGCACTAAACGACACAACGCCACACAAGCCGATTTCTGCGAAGATTGTCTGTACAGTCGGCAAAAAGTCGCCAAGCTCAAAATACAGATACCCCGCGAATTTGTTGTGACCTGACTTCGACAACCTAGTGCTTTGAAGTTTCAGTCTGGCATCCATTAGTTTTTTGTAGATGTTCATTTTTATTCCCCTTCGTTATATTTCTTTGTCCGACACTTCCCCATGAGAGATAGTAACTCTATCTACTCGACCCATGCTTTCGCACCAGTCCTGCCTGAGCAATCCATTCTGTTCCATCCGGCCATGTCTAGTGTCTCTAACCGGTATGTATGCAGTCGCTGGAAAACGCTGCAAACGATTTGGGTTATGAAGCCAATCGTGTGTATTCGGTGCATCAAGCCCAGTCAGGCCAATCTGTAGCGGCACTTGCTGTGCGCAAATAGAAAAAGCCAAGTTGGTTTTCGGCTGTCTCTGTGTGGGGCCAGATTGGGTTTTTAACCCTGACAACCGATAACCAGCTTGGCTCTCGGTGAATTTCGCCCCACGCGAACAGTTCATATTCTGAATACAAGTTTTCATCTTGTCAACACCTGATTTCATATCCGCCCCGCAGCCCTAGCCGCATCAGCCACGCCACGCAATACGCTGTGATTCACCCACCCGTCACGGTTGCTATGCCGTGGCGTTTGCTGGTACTCGGGGTGAAGAATGTGGTTATTGCCCAATACCCGCAGCGCCAGGATGCGCTTTGCGTTGTTGCTCATTGCGACCGTCTGCCCGTCGATCAATGCCTTGCGGCTTTCGTTTCCTAGATCCATGATTTATCCTTTGTAGAAAAAATAAAGCGCGATTAATACAGCTAGAGTGAAGCTGGCGACTGTTGCAATTACCAGATCGACTAGAAATACGGGTATCGGGTGGTCTGTGTGGCGGCGTTTCATAGTGATTGTTCCATGTCGGCAATTGTTTGCTTGGCTAAACTTTGCAAAATACCTAAGTTCATTGCCGTTGGTGGCGCATTAATGACGTGCCTCAATATCGTCAACAGATCATCCCGCTGCGCCTTGTACTTATCCGCAAGCTGCGCGGTGGTCTGGTAAATGGCTGTTTCTGCGATTGGCGTTATTACGGCTGGGCGGCTCATAGCATTACCGCCAGTATCAAAAGTCCGGTAGCCATGCCGGTCAGCCATGCTTGGGTGTTGGCGCTCATGCTTCCACCTCTGGCGTGTACTCAAGGCATAGCAAAGAGTCGATCTTGTCTTGAATGGCTTTAGCTTCTATGTATGCTTTCGCTTCAATCTGGGCCTTGGCTGCTTTTAGTCCAGCTACGACCTTTTCAAGTATTTCGCGATCAGACGGCATGGTGTACTCAACCTCTACATCTACCGTGTCTAGCAAAATTTCATCTCTGCCGTGATCCCATTTGGTGCTGTCAAAGGATTTAACCTCAACACCTTCGGCATACTTAGCCTTGTAAACGTATAAAGTCGCTGTAGTTTTCATGCTGCCCCCCCATATTTACGGTTTTCTGCAATTGCCTCGGCGTGATCCTGCTCGGCATCCTCTTTGGCCTTGGCTTCAAGTTCGATTGCCAAGTCTTGCGCCTCTTCATCCAGGTAATCATTGATCATGGTAAACACCCAGTAACCCGCCTTGGCTTCGTCGTCGGTCTTGTAAGCGGACAGCAATGCTTCCCACTTCGGCAGGCTTGAATTATCCATTGCGTCGCTGATCGTGGTGATCGTCATGCGCTCTTTTAACTGTGCGGCGGCTTGCTCTAGGTATGTCATGATTTCCCTTTCCGTTCGTTACTGCATGACTGAACATTAAACTAATTAAACTCGCATTGCAAGCGTTTTGATAAAAATAAATTAATATTGTTTAATTCTGTAATCTCATGCTATAGTGACTCATGGAAAACATAAACAGCAAAATAATTGACGCGCTAGGTGGCACTAAGAAAGTATCAGAGCTAATCGGGGTAACGCCTTCAGCCGTTTCGATCTGGCGGAAAAAAGGTATTCCACGCGATACGCTGCGATACTTAAAATTAAAGAAGCCAAAAGTGTTCAAAGATTTGATCTCGGTGTAGCCACTCAAGCGCCAATCGTTTTAAGCGTCGATTGGTGGCTGTGTGGTTTTCCCGCAGACGCGGGGTTTTTATTCGGTTTAACGCTGGCACTGAGGCATCAGGATTGTGTATTTCCGCCACACAATCGCGCCAGCGTCCTATTCTTGGCGGAATGAAAGGCGCGAAATGGACTTGCTTGGAAGTAATCTTTCCGGTGAATTTGACGTTATTCTGAGTCAAATTAATTCAATGGAATTAGACGAAAAAGTATCTGCAATAAATGAACTTCGTCGCCAGTTGCATGAAATATCCCCATTCAAAAACGAACCTGTTGATCTTGTTCAGTGGATAAAATCATCTGTTGTTACGGCTAACGATTACAACCCTAACAGCGTTGCGCCTCCTGAGATGAAACTGCTAGAGCATTCAATTGAAGCCGATGGATACACTCAACCAATCGTGTCATGGTTACGGGATAGCGCATTTGAAGTTATTGATGGATTTCACCGACATCGGGTAGGCAAAGAATCTGAGAGCATTAAAGCGCGTGTACATGGCTATTTGCCTGTTGTATCTATCAACGCATCCAGGGATGACAAAAGCGACCGCATGGCCTCTACAATTCGGCACAATAGGGCGCGTGGTGAGCACAGAGTAGATTCTATGGCGGATATAGTCGTTGATCTAAAGCGCCGGTTTTGGTCTGATGAAAAGATCGCCAAAGAACTTGGCATGGATTCTGACGAGGTATTGCGACTACAGCAAGTTACAGGGCTTGCCGGGTTATTTGTAGATCATGAATTTTCTGAGGCATGGGAGGCAACAACAATTGCTGAAATTGAGGGAGAGAATATCCTCGAATGATCTATTCGAGTGCTGGTTTCCATACTGGAAATGGGAGTGTTTCATAAATGGCATGTGGAAGAAAAGGAAAAATGAAATGAGCAAAGTTCAAGCGTCTGCAAGACTTTTGTCTGATCCAATCAATTGCCGTGATGCGATGGTAAGAGCTGTAAATGAATATCCAATCAGCGCCAGACAACATCTTACAAAACATACAGGTCGCCAGCCTTGGATTGGTCAGGCCGCATGTAACGTTGAATTAGGTGCAACAGAAGAAGAAACTCGCATTGCATGGAATTTCTACATGTCTCAAGAGGCGCAAGATTCAGCTAATAATATTGCCGATTCAGTCATCGCAGACTGGGAGATAAACAATGCCTAAATATCCATTGGGTATAGATGTTCTTGCCGCTGCGAAAGAACGGATCGAGTGGACGTTCGATAACTTTGAGAAAATCTACTGCTCATTTTCTGCCGGCAAAGACTCCGGCGTTATGACTCACCTTGTACTGGCAGAAGCTGTTAAACGCGGGAGAAAGGTGGGATTATTCTTGCTGGATTGGGAGGCGCAATTTACTCATACAATAAATTTTGCCCGTGAAATTTATACAGAATACAAAGACAACATTGATCCATATTGGGTATCTGTTCCAATCAAAACATGGAATGCCTGTTCTTCACATGAACCAGAGTGGACAGCATGGGATGAATCAAAGCGCAATTTGTGGGTAAGAGAAAAGGAAGATATTAGCATCAAAGATGGTTCGCATTTCCCATTCTGGTACGATGGAATAATGTTTGAAGAGTTCGTGCCAACCTTCGGACAGTGGTACGCACAAGGCGAAAAGTGCGCCTGCTTCGTTGGTATTAGAGCGCAAGAAAGTTTGAACAGGTTTCGGTCTATTGCGAAAGATAAGCCCACTTATGACGGCAAAATGTATACCACGAATGTGGTAGAAAACGTCTGGAATGTATATCCAATTTATGATTGGAGAACAGAGGATATTTGGACATTCCACAGCAAGACTGGAAAATCGTACAACAAACTTTATGATCGTATGCACCAGGCAGGAATGACGCTTCACCAGATGCGGATATGTGAGCCATTTGGCGACGAATCACGCAAAGGGTTGTGGCTATACCAAGTAATCGAGCCAAACATATGGGCTAGGCTTATATTGCGCGTAAATGGCGCTAATATGGGCAAAATGTACAGCAACAAACGCGGCAATGTAATGGGCAAC